ATGAGAGCAGCCTGGGCGCACTCGATCCCTGTCAGGCGTACCTGCGTCAACCCAGCGGCTCACCGTAGCCAGGACAACCGTCCTCGGGGCAAGACTCCGCCTCGCTGTCCTTCGGGCCACGCCAACGACGGTCGCACTCAAAGCAGATGTACGTGATCTGCCCGTCCCAAATACGGCTCCAGCCGGAACGATACTTCCCGTTGGCAGGCTTCGACGGAAACGACTTCTCCAGAAAACGAGTCACCTAGACCTCCAACGGGAACCATCGCCCGACGTTCGCTCCTCGACAAGACCGGCGCACAGCAACTCGTTCAACGCCATCAGCGTGCGGCGATGGTCGATGCAGTCGTTCCTGTTCTTGCCCCACGGGCCGTCTGCGCCCCTTCTCGTCCAGCGCAGGTCCAGGGCAATCGTCTTGACCTTCACGGAACGCGTGGCTCCCTGTAGGCGATCGAGGACCGTCTCTGCGTCAGGGCTCACAATCCACCAAGGTTGCGAAGGCGAGAGCGAATCCGAGCGGCCTCGACCGCCCACTTGGCAGCGTCCACGGCTTCGTGCCCCTGCGCACGGAGAATGTGCGCGTACTCGACCCGGAGAGCGGCAATCTTGGCGACCTTCGCCTCGCGTGCGCGTCTTGCCTTGCGGGACAGACTCACAGCAGGGCCAGCCGGTCCTCGTCCAGACGAGCCTCCCAACGAGGCAGCGCATCCTTGAGCAGACGCCGCAAAAGCGCGCTCATCGGCACGTCCGCACGCTCCGACAACACCCGAAGGCGATCCCGAAGCTCCGTGTTGATGCGGAAGTGCATGGTCGTGTCGTGCGTTGTGTTCTTCATGGGCACCTTGTACCCCCATGCTTGATCTATTGCAATCATATATACGCGAATGGCCGACATCGGCGGTCGAGTATCCGCATTCTGCGGGGTCAACTGTGAGGACCGTGCCGAGGAGACCAGTACATGATCAAGAATCGAAACATCGCGGCCGATGCCAACATCGACCTGTCGAAGATCAACCTGATCAGCGGTCAGAGGACGCTGTGGGAGGACTTTGATGAGGAGATGAACTTCGACGGGGCGAATCTTTACGGGTTCGGGAAGGTCGTCAAGAACTCCGGCGTCGCCGTCTGCGATGCGTCCAGCAACCTTCACGCCGACGCCCCGGCCAACGCCGACGTCATCCTCTGGTACGGATCGGCCATGTGGGCCACCGCCCGGGATTGCACAATGGGCGTTCGGTTGGTCGAGGTCGAGAGCAACGCGCTCGTCAACTTCCAGATCGGCTGGACCGACTCGGCCGCCATCGCCGTCGCTGAAGGTGCCGGCCCCATCATGGACGCCCACGACTACGGATACGTGATCTTTGACACCAACGAATCCCCCAACTTCCGCCTTGCGACCAACGTCGCCGGTGTCGGCCCGGTTCGCGTGGACACGGGCATCGTCGTCGCCGCCGGAAGCGCCATCCACGACATCACCGTGAAGATCAACCCCGCCGGAACCGTCACCGCCACCATCGGAGACAATGTGTTCAAGTCGACGGTCGCCGGGGCGGTCAAGACCGGCGCTACGGACTGGCACCCCTTCGTTCGCGTCCATGCCAACGGAGCCACCAACAAGAGCATCAAGATCGACACGTTCAAGGTCGAGCAAAGCAGGACCGACGTCTGATGCCCGGCCTGAAATACACGAAGGCGAAGGACGGCTCCAAGGTCTCCTTCAAGAACGCGGGGAAGGCCAAGAAGAAGGCCAAGAAGAAGGCCAAGAAGAAGAAGGGGGAGGAGTGAAGGAACGCGACCTCATCGGCAGGCCACAGGGGCGGCGCAGCAAGTACGTCTCGGGGGAACCCGTCCACCACCGCACCAAGTTTGCGGACAAGGACGCGGTGCCGTCGTCGACCATCGCTGACGCACAGTCGAGAGGGACGTTCGCCACGGGCCCCGCACGCCTTCGGGTCGAGTGGGCCCTGCTCAAGAAGGCCGGTCGGGACAAGCCGCGCAACGTGCGGATTCGCCCCGAGGACATGATCGGGCGTCGGGAGGGGTAGATGCCCAAGAAGAAGTCCGTACAAAAGCGAGTGTCCGACGCCTCCAAGAAGAAGATCGCCAAGGCTGAGGAGAAGCGCAGAAAGGCACGCGCTGCCGGAACAAAGGCCGCCAAGAGCAAGAAGCGAGCAACTCAAGCTAAAGGCGTTTACAAATACTACTCCGACATCGCTAACCGTGAGTCGAGGGAAGAGGAGTTTCAAGAGAGGATCCACAGAACAGGTGATGTTCTTCGTCCTCTTGTAAAGAAACCAGACCACGCCGATTCCGCCACAAGGGCGGCCTCCCGCGGAGAGAGCAGGGCAAGACACGCAGCAGCAAAGAAGAATCTCAAGAAGGCAACGGCTGACGAGGCCAAGGCTCGCCGCAGAGAGGTCTCTGCCATCAGAGAGACAAGGGCCGCCAAGAGCGACAAGGTGGGCAAGGCTGCTCGAACTGGCGAGTCCATGAAGGCGCACGCCAAGAAGAAGAAGAAGCCAGCAAAACTTCGCCCCGGCACTAGCAACCCCTGGTAGATGGAGGTCGTCCTGCCAGGACTGCCCTGGTACATCGGGACGAACTCCTACAAGCGGTGGAAACTTTGGGAGGAGTTTCGCGCCGAGGCCAACCCTGACGGCACCCATCCGTGGAGTGCCGACGACCAACGCAGGGTGCTGGAGTCCGTCTACACCCTGTGCAAAGACAACCCCGCCTTCCTCCTGCATGAGTTTATGCAGATCCGCACCAAGGCAGGCGGGCGCCGCAAGTTCAACCAGTGGACCCCGGCGCAGAAGAAGCTCTACACGGCGGCCCTCAAGCAGTACGCCACCGGCAAGCCCGTGCGGATCGTCATCCTCAAGGCCCGGCAGATGGGCATCTCCACGCTGTCCGAGGGGATGCTGTTCTGGAGGACCGCCTTCTTTCGTGACGCCACGTCGCTGATCGTCGCCCACGAAGAAGAAGCGGTGAACAACATCTACGGCATGTTCCGCCTGTACTATGAGGCGCTGCCTGACTCGATTCGCCCAATGACGGAGAAGTTCAACCAGGGCGAAATCGTATTCGACAACCCGAAGATCAACGACCGCAAGGCCAACCCGGGCCTTGGTAGCCGGCTCGTCGTCAAGACCGCTGCGCTGGGAGGCTCGTCCAAGAAGTCGAGCGGGAAGGGCAGATCGGCCACCTACCACGGAGTACACGCCTCCGAAGCTGCGTTCTGGGCGGAGCCGGAGAGGTTCTGGGGAGGTGTCAGTCAGGGTGTGCCCGACGTGAACCATTCCTGGGTGTTCGTGGAGTCCACCGCCAACGGCGTCGGCAACTGGTTCCACGACTTCTGGCGACGCTCCGCTGCGGGGTGGGACATGGTGCCTCGCCCCGAGGGCGGCATGGAGTGGAAGCAGACCGATCCACACGCCTCCCACTCGGGCTACGTCCCTGTGTTCCTGTCGTGGCTGGAGCACCCGGAGTACGTCAAAGACCTCCCCTTCGCCTCCGACGACAAGGCTGCTCTTGGAAGGTTCAAGCGCGGCTACGACAAGGAGGAGAAGTCACTGGCCGACAACTTCGGGGCCACCCCGAATCAGATCCAGTGGCGACGCGAGACGATGGCGGACAAGTGTGACGGGGACGTCCACATGTTCCATCAGGAGTACCCCTCCACCCCCACGGAGGCGTTCGTCTCCAGTGGGCGCAAGGTGTTCGACATGGGGTCGCTCGCCAACTACGAGGACCAGTGTATCGGCAGGGCGAAGGTCAAGCCCCCGACCCGTGGCGACTACGACGTGGACCCCAACTCCTTCGTCAACGACGACGTGGCCTGGGCGTGGAGAAGGGACGAGGACGGCCCTGTCTCCCTGTACGAAAACCCCATCCCGGGTCGCCAGTACGTCATCGGCGTGGACCTTTGCTACGGCAAGCCGGCGGGTGACTTCGCCTGCGCCCAGGTCATCGACAAGCAATCCTGGGAACAGGTCGCCATCGCCCACGGCAGGCTCGACCCGGACCAGATGGGGCTGCTGATCTACGGGTTGGCTCGCCACTACAACGACGCCCTGCTGGTCATCGAGATCGACGGGCCCGGGATTCACACGCTGACCAAGGTGCAGGATCTCGGGTATTGGGACCTGTATCAGCGAATGTCGTTCGACGGTGTGTCGAAGAAGCCACAGCCGGTGTGGGGCTGGAAGATGTCGTCCAAGTCCCGCGCACAGATGGTGGCGGCCCTGAAATCCGCCATCCGAAGGAACGACCTTGTGATCAATGACCTAGCAACTGTGCGGGAAATGCAGGAGTGGGTGTTGGTCACGGGTGCTACCGGAAGGGCGAAGGAACAACCCTCCGGGGGCCCCCATTCCTACGACGACAGAATCACATCACTTGGCATCGCTCTCGTTGGCGGTGTAATAGAAGGCGGACTTGGTGGCATTGTCGCCTCCAAGACTGTCGACAACGAAAAGGGCGTCGCTCCTAACGACTTCGCCTTTCTTGCTGAAATTGGCAGAGGGGGGGACGTTCATCCCACTCTCGGAGAGAACTACTAGGAGTAGCGACATGGGCAAGGGCAAGGGTGGTCGGATTTTCCCGGCCAAGGACTCTGGAAACGATCCTGTGCAGAAGAAGATGGCTACCACCGACTCGTCTGTCGGCGGCGGCTCCAAGGCCAACATGGCGGCCAAGGTGAAGAAGGCGTCCTCGATTCCGTCCAGCGCAAGCTAGAGCGGTCGACCACGGCGTACCAGTTGCGGCGTTCTACGCGATCGCTGCCGTCTGCTCCTTCCTCGCCGCCTGCCTCTCCTTCGTGGTTTGGCGGGTGACGGGGGAGGCGCGCGTGGAGCGAGGGCAGGCCAACGAGTTCATGCACGGCGTAATCGACCGCGTCAGGGCGGAAGATGCGATGGAGGTGGCGCAAGCCGACGCCGTGCGAGAGGCGAGCAAGATGATCGAGTCGGCAGATACCGGCGCACAGACCATCCTTGAATCTCGCATCAAAGAGCACACGGCCGCCGGATACCACGACACGGAGGAAGCACTCGCCAGAGTGATGATGGAGGAGTGCGGCTTGGATCCAAACAATCCGAAGCACGTCATGTCGTGGAACCAGAAGCAGACGGCTAGGCAGCACTGATGGCTGGAATCCTCCCGTTCAAGAGTGTCGGAGGGAAGGACGACACGGCGGCGGAGGTTCTGTCTCTCGTCTCCGAGACGAAGGACATTCTCCAGCAATTCCTCTGGGAGTGGTGGGAGGGAATCGCCTTCTACCGTGGCGATCAGTGGACAGTGTGGGACCACGGAGCGGGCAAGCTGCGGCAACGCCCCGTCCTACCGTGGCGCATACGCCTCACTGACAATCAGATCCTCCCTCTGGTCATGCGCCAACAGGCGATGCTCACCGAGCGCCGCCCCATGTACTCGGCCATGCCCCGCACCGAGGACGACGACGATGTGCTGGCCGCCGAAGCGTTTGAGGCCCTGCTGACCTACCAGTGGGACCGCCTCGACTGCACGGACAAGTTGGGCGAGGCCCTGCTGTGGTCCCTGACCACCGGCAACGCGTTCTGGCGCATCGACTGGGACTCGTCCGCCGGCAAGGGAGTGCTGGTTCCGTTGCCACTGGGCAGCGACGCCGCAGGAGCCAAGGACGCCCCCAAGGCCGAGGACGCCCACACCCCCGGCGAGGAGAGGGCCGAAGCGGAGGTGGACGACTTCTTCCTCCCAGGCATGACCGACGAGCCTGACCCGCAGATGCAGGTCGTCAACGTCGGAGACGTGCAGATCCGGGTGGTCTCGCCCTTCCAGATGATGGTCGACCCCTCGGCCTCTCGGCTGGAGGACGCCCGCTGGGTGTGCCAAGAGACCTACGTCCATGTGGACGTGCTCAAGGAGAAGTTCGGAGCCAAGGTGTCCAACGTGGCGCCCGACGTCTCCGCCGAGGAGTTCTACAACTACGAGCAGTCGCTTCGCTTCGGCAGCGGAACGAGCACGTCAGCATCCGAGGACGCCAAGTCCCAGGTCAGGCTGTACGAGTGGTGGGAGAGGCCGACGAAGAAGCACCCGGAGGGGCGAGTCGTCACCGTCGCCAACGGACGAACGCTTGACGAGAGGGCCAACCCCTACGGTGGGCGCTTCCCCTACGTGCACTTCCCCGCGGTCAAGATCCCGGGTCGCTTCTGGGCTGACGGCTACATCAAGCACCTTCGCCCGCTCCAGACGATGCACAACCGGGCGCTGTCTCGCTACCACGAGATTATGAACCTGATGGGCAACCCGAAGTGGATTGCCGACAAGCACGCAGGCATCAAGGAGACGTCGATCAACGACCGGCCCGGGGAGGTCATCATCAAGACCCCCGGCTCCGAGGTGATCCCCATTTCTCCGCCGCCGGCTCCGACGATTCACCCGCAGGTCATGGCTCTGGCGCTCAACGCCATGCAGACGATCACGGGCGTCAACGATCCCCTCGTCGGGCAGAACCCTCCCAACGTGCGCTCCGCCTCCGCCCTGTTCGGGCTGCAAGAGGCGGCGATGCGCTCCTTCGTGCCACTGGCGATGCAGACGGAGAGCGCCCTTCGCAACGCCGGTCGCCTCGTCCTGAACTTGGTGCAACGGTTCTACACGGAGGACCGTTCCTTCCGGGTGATCGGAGACACCGGCCGCCCACGCGTGCATCACATGATGGCTTCGGACGTTGGGCGCATCGAGGACGTGACCATCGTCCACGGCTCTCTGCAACCAAGGTCGAAGGCGGCGCAGCAGGACCGTGCGCTCCAGATGCTACAGATTGCCCCCTTCCTCTTTATGAACGAGGACGGCGAGATCGACAGAGACAGGCTGATGCGTGTGCTCGACATGCCGTCTGTCTCCAGCCGCGTCACCCTGGACGACGTGGATCGCTTGCAGGCGTACCAAGAGCACATCGACGCGGAGCAGGGCGTCGAGCTTGCGGTTCTGCCTTGGGAGAACGACAAGTTGCACATGCGGATCCATGCGAAGAAGTTGCAGGACCGTGGCTGGACGCAGAAGTTCCCCGAGGCGGCAGCGGCCTTGGCGCAGAACTACGCCCAGCATGAGGCGCAGATTCAACAGAAAATGATGGGTCAGATGGTTGGGCTACAAGGTGGTGGCCCTGGAGGACCGGCTGGCCCTGAACAAGCACCGCCTGGACCTATGGGTCCTGCGGGACCACCGGGAGGCGGGCCGCCGGGAAGCGGTCCTCCCCCGCCAAATGGCGGACCGTCGCCATTCGGTGCTCCGCAGAACACGCCAAGTCCTGGCGGAGAGGGGTTCTAATGCCCCTCATGTTGGTCCATCGTCACTTCGCTGCCCGGCGTAAGGGCGTGACGATGGGGTGGGAGCCCGGGCTTCGTCCGGGTGTATATCAACACGGGATCTTCGCGGCCCGGCGTAAGGGCGATGCCGTCGAGATGGGAGGAACTGCTGATGTCCGATGAACAGGCAAGTCAGGTGGAAGAAGTGGCGGAGCCGCAGACGGAGGAACCTAATCGGGCGGAAGCTCGCATCAAGGAACTCCTAGCGGCGAAGTCCGAAGCGGAAACAGTCGCGGCGGAGGAGGCGAGGGCCCGGGCGGTTGCGGAGGCGCGGTATCAGGAAGCCGTGCGTTTGCAGTCTCAAGCCCCGGCGCCGGAGCCTCCCGAGGACGAATGGGCCGACCCTGCGGAGAAGCAGGCAAGGGCCGCGTTGAAGGCGGCGGAAGAAGCGAAACGACTTGCCCAGGACAGCGCCGAAAGCACTCGGCGGCAGATGACGGCCATGTCCATCGACAAGGCTGTTTTGGCGCACGACGACTGGCTCAACGTGAAGTCGGTGAAGAACCGGCTCGCTGAACGCTACTTCCTGGCTAACGCCAACGGTAGTGCGTTCGACGCCGAGGCGGAAGTCGCTGCGCTGCACAAGGAAGAACAAGATGCTCTCGCTTCCCGACAGGAGGCTTGGGCCAAGACCAAGGCGCAGCAAGCGGTGGCCACGGCTTCCGCGACGCACTCGCCTTCGCCCCCGACTTCACCCGCAACGGAGCAGGCCCCATCGTGGGGCACTCCCGAGCGTGCGGAGTGGGATGACAAACTGACCAAAGAAATTTTCGCGGAGCACGGCTACTAGCCCCTCCAGCGACGGAGATATAGACGATGGCACAAACGCACGCACTGGCCGGGGCGCTTCTCAAGCGGAAGTACGGTCCCGGGATTCACGACCAACTCAACAACGAGACGATCGCCTTCGGCATCTTCAAGAAGATCGGACGCGAGCGATGGGGCGGCAGCAACTTCTTCCACTCGCTTCGCACGGCCCGCAACCGGAGCACCCGCCCCGGCGGCGAGCAGACGGCCTTGCCCGTCTCGCAGCAGCAGTCCTTCGCCAACGCTCAGGTTGGTTGCCGTCTGTATCACGGCACCGGCGGCTTCACGGCCTTCGGCGCTGCGGCTTCGGAGGGGAACGACACGGCCTTCGGTGAGATGATCAAGGTCGAGGTCGACGGTCTGATCGCTGACGCCCGCAAGGACTTCAACGTCGACACCTACGGCACCCCCTTGGGCGTCCTGGGTCGGCTGACGAACGCCCCCGGTGCTGCCACCTTGGTCCAGTTGGAGCAGGCGCAGGATCTCAACGCGTGGCGTTCCTACGGCAACCGCTACATCAGCCCTGGGCAGCGTCTCGACATCATCACGGAGGCGACGGGCGCTGTCGCTGCGAGCATTACGGTCGCCACCGTGACGGCCGGCAACCGTACTGACATCAACTCCACGGCGAACGTCGGCGCTGGCGCCATTGGCGACTTGGTGGTCCGCACCGGAACGCAGGCCACCGGCCTTGCCGCTGCGGCACGCTACCGGGCCCTCAACGGCCTGGAGCACTTGATTGACGACTCGACAACGATGCCACTCGCTGCCAACTCGATGGCCGTCGACCTCGACACGTTGGAGGGGATCTCCCGGGCTCCCGGGGCTCCTGCCAACTCCTACTGGCACGGCAACGTGCTGGACCTCGGTGGCGTTGCCATGACCGAGGCGAGCCTCCAGAACCTCGTCTACCGGACGGAGGAGCGGTCGGGCACCTACCCTGACCTGTTCCTCACCCACCGTTCGGTGCAGTACGCCATCCAGCAGTTGATGGTGGGCGACCGTCGCTTCGTCCCGCAGACCTTCCCCGGCGGCTTCAAGGCCGAGGCTTTGGTCTACAACGCCGGAGACCGGGACATTCCGATCGTGGTGGATCGCGAATGCCCCTACGACCGCCTGTACTCCATCAACCTCGACGCCATGCACAACTACGTGCTGCGCGACGTCGAGTTGATCGAGGAGGACGGTTCGGTCCTGCGGCAGTCGGCGGCCGGCGCTGACGAGTGGGAGTTCACCTTCCGAGCGTTCTTCAACCTCGGCACCACGCAGCCCAACGCTTTGGGCAAGATGGTTCGCATCGGCGGCGCTGACGAGGCGTTCGGCATCGGTGCGGCTCGCGTCTACGACTTCTAGTCGAGGGGCGAACTTCTCCCCGGGTCGTCCTTGGTGGCGGCCCGGGGGGTCCAAGGAGGCTCATGCCAGTACAAACCCCAGGACCCATGCTCCCAGGAGCGCCCAACGGGGCGTGGAACGTCGACATGAAGCGTCGTTCCGTGCAGCGTGCCGCTCCGATCAACGCCGGAGCCACGTCTGATCGCCGTCCTGATGCGACGGTGGTGCGTGGAATGGCGGAGATCGACCCCAGGCTGTCCCTGGAGTGGCGACCGATGGGTCAGTGGTGGACGACGTGGGGTGTGTCGGATCGTCCGTCTGGTGCGTCCTACGGGGCGTGGAGGCTGACGCTCAAGGGCAAGTCAGGTGACGTGATGGGCCTCAAGCTGTGTCCTCCGTGGTGGGGAACCAGCGCAAACTGCGGCGAGTTGGTGGCGTACCTTCGTAGCCACTGGTCTCCGCGTCTCAAGAACATTCGCGACTACTACCAGACGACCGAGGCGTTCAGCGACGAGTTGTCGGAGAAGGCCAGCAGGGCCCGGCGCATGGATGCGTTGGACAAGATCGACCACGGGGAGCTTCGTCATGCTTCTCGCTTCGATCATGCGGAGTCGGTGGAGGCTGGATTCAGCGGTCGTGAGTATTTCAGCGCCGGCATGGCCGGTCCGTCGAGGCTGTAGATGGCGAACCTTCTTGAAATGCGAAGGTCGGTCAGTCGCCGGCTGGATCAACCTCTTGTCGGCAACGACATTCCGACGAGTGGCGTGTTCTGGACGCAGGCGGAGGTCAACGAGTGGATCAACAACGGTCGTCGTCAGGTCTACGCCGAGATCGCTGAACTGGAGGGGCCCACCCTGACGGCCGAGGCGACTGGCACCTACACGGCCGGAGCCAGGGACGTGAACATCAACGCAGCGGGAGGAGGGGCTGGCGGGATTTTCAACATCGCCGGAGATCCCTTGAAACTCATGGGCGTGTTCGACATCACGTCGAGCGCCACCGCCATCGGCACGAAGATCGACCTGATTCCCTACAACGAGTTGGTGACAGTGCAGTCGGGCACGCCTACCTCGACGTCCGTGTCTGCGGGCAACGTCGGGGCGTGGTGGGGGAGCAACCCGATGCGCCTGTCTCTGGCCCCGATTCCGCAGAGCGCCAAGACCCTGCGGCTGCGCTACATTCCCAATGCGCCGGCCGACTTGGCGGCAGACGGGGACGTGCCCTACGAGATTCCAAATACGCACCACGACTTGCTGGTGCTTTTCGCCGTGGTCCAAGCCAAGAAGAAGGAGGAGGATTCTTCCTGGCAAGACGACTGGACCACTTACACAGAGCTTCTCAACCGCCTCAAGGCGAACATCGAGGAGCGCAACTCGGCCAACAGCCGCCACGTCGTCGTGACAGACGGGTCCGACTACACCAGCGGCATGAGCCAGTACTACTAGGGAGGAACAGATGCCGTTGATTTTCACAGGGATCCCCGAGGGGCACACGCAGCATGAGTCGTGGGTCACCGGAGGACGCCCTTCGCTCAAGGACTTGCCGACCGCCAAGGCCGGGGACATGGAGTTTCCCTACATGGAGTTGGTGAAGGGTTCGAGCCGCACCGACGAGATCCTTCTGTCGGCGTGGTGCAAGGCCAACGGGTTCCCGATCGAGTATTTCGATTGGACGGATGCGGAGTTGACCAAGGCGTACTTCGAGGCTCACCCCGAGGAGATCCCGGCGACGATGAGCGAGCAGGCGGAGTTGGTGGCTCGCACCATCACGTCGGACAGCGGCCCTCGCATTGTCGAGGACGTCGCAGCCAACTTGGCCGCCGCCGAGAGTGGCAATCTGCCGGCCATGAAGGTCGGTGGTCGGGTGAAGGGTGCGGAGGCTCACGCCGCCCGTGCGGAGCGTGGCAAGGCGATGGCCGCTGAGTCGTCCGACCGAGACGCCCGTGGCGACGCCTACAAGTCGACGTTCGATCGAGAGTTTGCGAAGCACAAGGGCAGCGGCCACTCGGACGCCCGCGCCAAGATGTACGCCGATCGCACCGCCAGCACAGCGGCGGACAAGGCGTAGGGGTGGCCGGGCGGCGACGGACGCTCAAGGTCAAGGACCTAACCCTTGGCCTGCATGACTTCCCCGAGAGGGCGAAGCCAGGCAATGCGTCCGTCGCCACGAACGTCGAGTTCGTCAAAGGCGGGATTTCGACTCGCCCGGGGACATTTAGAAGAACAACTCTCATCAACAATCAAAAGTATGACTTCAAGGGTTGTTGGTTCTGGCGTGATTCGGCGGGAACAGGTCATCACGTTGTCGCCTATGTGATCAGAGACGGCGGCGGAAACGACGGCGAGGGAAGGCTGCTGGTCTTGACGGCAAGTGGGACCCTTGTTCAGACCCTTGTGTTCGCTGATTCCCTTGGACTTGCGGCAAACTTTGAGGCCGGGTCTGACTTTGGGAGGTGGTCGGCAACGCCCTGGATGGACGCTGGGATAGACGAGCCGGTCTTGATCATTGGCGTGTCGAATCCGCACAACAGGGTTGCGGCAAGCCACCTGTTTGTCTTGAGGACACAGCCGGGCGGTGGCCCTGGAAACCAGTACGCTCTCGCCACGACGCTTGCCGTAAACAGAAACGTCGGCGTTCAGAATCCAGGGGTTCCAGAGTTTCCCTTCTGGGGCGGCGAGATTGCGTCTGCATCCATCGAGTCCGACGACCTTGGGCCCTATCTCACGGTTCAGAACGAGATCGGTGGGGGCGTTGTGTCTATTCACGACGAAAGGCTCGTCACGAACCTGACGAATCTTACGCCCAACGTGAACAACAGGTTTTCTGTTCGCCTGTCGAACGTCGGAGACAGGAACGGTTGGCCAGAGGCCGGCGTTGCCTTCATTGACGAACGGAGCCCAGAGAGGATCACCGGCATGGCGGAGTGGGAGGGGCGGCTGCTGGTGTTCACGCCGTCCTCGATGTCCTCAATCATCTACGGGGACAGGTTCACGTTCAACAAGAACGTGGTCCTTCGCAACACTGGCTGCGTGTCTCACCAGACCATCCAGCAAATATCGAAGGGTGGGAGGAATTGGGTGGTGTGGCTGGCCCAGGACGGGGTGTACGCGTGGAGCGGCGGCGCAGACCCCGACTATGTTAGCGACCGTATCGAGAAACGAATCCGGTCTGACAGGCACCCAACCGACTGGCACAACGCCTGGAGCTTCCACTGGCCCGAGAAGAACCAGTATTGGCTGATGATTCCAGACGAGTACAGGTTCGGGGCTGCGTTCGCCTATGTGTGGGACTACTACTACGACGCGTGGAGCGAGTTTGAGATGGGGACCGGAAACGGGCGTCCATATCTCCTCGGGATCAGCCACGACAATGCGCGTTGGAAGCAGGGAGTTCGCCGGCCTCTTATCTTTGTTGACGAGGGGTTTGCCCAGGACGACTTGAGCGTATTTATGATGGGGCAAAGCAACTATCAGGACATTGGTTTGGCTTCTGGCACCGCCTACAAGACCAAGTGGGAGTCCCACCCGATTCCGTTCAACGACAACACGACGCGCCGCTTTAGGTACCTGCGCCCCACCCTGGCGATGCACAACGACAAAGAGGCGAACGACACGCGCACGTTCTACTGGATGCTGGACGAGCAGAGCCGCAACCAGAGCAACACGGCAGGGCAGAGTGGGACTGTGCCTGGGCACCCAGAGGGCGCAGACGTCGGGGGGTTGTTTGGCGCTGTCGTGTTTGGGCAAGACAGGCTGGGCGTCATCGGAACATTTGAGGATCGAGTCGACATGCACGGAGGCGTGGCCCGGGACATGAGGTTTGGGGTGGAGTCCGCCACTGCCAATCGCCCGGTTCAGGTTCTTTCCGTCGAGATCGACCTGTTGAACCGTGGGGCTCGCAGATGAGCGGCAGGCGTCCAAGGGGTCCCCAGATCACGCCCATCACGGCACGCGACCAGGGCAATTTTCTGCGACAGTCGATTCAGGCGGTCAAGGACACGACCCGAGAGTTTTGGGAGCGACGGTTTTTCAGTCGCGTCGGAGATCAGGACAAGTATCTAGCGCAGATGGATCCGAATGGGCTGGCCCTGTATTGCCTTCGCGGCGGGGCAACCTCGTCCGTGGCGGACCCTGCTGTAAAATGGCGTAAGATTGCGGAGATCGACTGTTCGGGAAACGTGAAGTTCGCTGGAACAGTCACGCAATCCGTTTCCTTCACCGGAGAGGACTTGTAGATGGGCACCTTGGTTTACACAGACGGCGCTGCCGTTGACGGGGCTACGACGTGGACCTCCGCCCGTGAGGCTACCCTCAAGAGCGACATCACCGGCGTGATCAATGGAAGCATCGACGCTGCCAACATCGCCAACGGTGCGATCACGCAGGCGAAGATGGCGGCCGGAAACAAACTGGCCACGCAGGCGTTCACGATCAACATGGCCGACGAGTTGGTGATGACGACCCGGATTGGCTTCTCGCAGGCCCACACAAGCTCCAAGGAGTTCTACGGCGGGACCGCCAAGATCGCCATGACGCTTGTGGCTGTCGACTTCACGGCCGACACGGTGGACAGCAACAACTGTACGATGCAGGTTGCGAAGGCTGGCACTGGCATCGGAACTGCGTCTACGTTGACGGCGAGCACTTCTCCGCAAACCGTAGAGCAGGACGGACTGACTCTTTCATTTGCGGACGGCGAGAGGATCGGCGTGCTTGTCACGGGCGTCACTGGTACGACGAATGTAGTGGGGGCCCAGGCGACCCTGTACTTCACTCGGGCACTTGCATAGGAGAGGAAGATGGCTGATCGACCCGGCGTTGGTGCTCTGGACATGGACAGGCTGTCCGAGGAGTGGGCTGCTCGCCGCGATGCAGAGCGTGGCTTCTCCGCTGCGGACGACGACGAACTTGCTCTCCTTGAGAGTGGACTCCACCCAGACCAGTTGAAGGTCCAGGCGTATCGCGCATGGCGCCAGCGGCAGGGGAAGGATGCTCGATGGGAGCGGCAGAGGGAGGAGAAGCGCGCTCAACAGTATGGCGGGTACGACCCGTACTCGGACCCTGCGGTTATTGCGGCGACGCAGAGGTGGCAGGCCGCCCAAGGTGGAACTTCTGGCGTGTGGGGGTCTACGCCTCCTCCCATCGGTCGGCAGGAGATCGACAACTTTCTCCGAACGGAGGAGGGTCAGACCGCCCTCCACGAACGGATTGGATCCTACGAGCTTGGCCTTGCAAGTCGCCGCTTGCGAGATTTTGAGCAAGGAATCCCCGGTGCGGCCAAGTCCTACTACGAGGAGTTGATGTCGCAGGGCCTTGGTGCCATCGGGGAGCAGTCCCGGGCGCATCTTGGGCAGTTGGCGTCGCGGGGCGGCCTTCACACTGGCGCTCGTCAGGCCCGTGGCGACTACTACAAGGCGATGGAGGCAGACCAGAGGCGGAAGGCTGCTGTAACCGCAGACCAGTTGCGCTCGCAGATGCAGTCCGCGGCCCACCAGATGGGCACTGACATTCAGAAGATGCGACAGAACTACTCTGGTGGCGGCCTTGGTGCGTTGCGAGACTTCCGAGAGGGGGTGCGCCGCTTTGACGAAGGCCAAGCGGACGCCCGACGAGCAGCCGAGGCCGGTGCTTATGGCGATCTTGCCGGCGGCCTCCTCGGCTTTGGTGGCTCCTTGGGTGGTGCCTACCTTGGCGGTCCTGCGATGGCTCCCGTTGGGGCAAAGGTCGCAGAGGGCACTCTTTCAGGAGCCAGGGGGAGGGATATTCGCTGATGGCCTACAGTCCCGTGAAATATGGCCTGATGAGTGGCGTCGGCCGAGGTCTTGGCAGGGCCGGCGAGTCAATCGCCCGCGGGATGATGGCGGGGTACGCCCGTGACGAGCGCGAGAGGGTTCGCGCCGAGGATCTGCGTCGCTACGAAGCCCAGCGCACCCTGGAGGCCGCCCGCCACAAGGAGCGGCTTGACCGGCAGGAGGAGTTGGACCGCCGGAGTGCCTTCGGGTTGCAGCAGAAGTTCCTCACGGAACCAAAAGACCCGGCGCAGATCGAGTCATACATGAAGGAGTTTCAGCGGCGGGGAATTACCGGTGCGTCGGATCCTGGGACGTTGGGTCCCACGCGCATGCCCGAAGTCCCCATGTACGAGGACGTTCGGGTCCCGTATGACATCGAGGCCGTCAGGGAACCGATGGGGCCTTCAGAAGTGCCGGGTCCCCTCGTAACTCCCACCGAGGAACAGATCAATCTGATGCGAACGCTTGGCGTTCCGCTTGACAAGTTTGGAGATCCGCACGCCTCTGCCTACGGGTACAAATTGGCGGGGTCTGAACCCATTGAGTTTGGCGATGTGATCGAGAGCCAGGTTCGACGTCCTCCAATTCCCGCGCAGGCTGGATACAGGACGGAGCAGCGGTTCAACCCCCTTGGCGGCCCTGCCTACGACGCTCCCCCCACGCAGCCGATGGCGAGGGGTGCCTATGATGCGCTCATGGCGAGGCGGGAGGCGGAAGAAGCCGAACTTCATCGCAAGACCCGAGGCGATCTGGCCTCGATGATCGGCAAGGTTGCCCCCCTTGTGGCCGCAGAGGTCACGCAGGAGGGGCACGTTGATGAGCCGGTCACACCGGAGCACTACCGAGACCTTGTGAGGCGATCGAGGGAGGAGGAGTTGTGGCGAACGAAGGCCAACGAGGCGGCCAAGGTCGTCGCCAGGAGGGCTGCGTCTCGCGGCAAGCACCGCATCGACCTTCTCAATGGCTACGCTAGTTTCATTTCCAAGTCCCTTCGCAACAACGACAAGGCCGGATTGACTGCCGGAGTCGTGGAGATGCGCCGCCTGATCGGCGGAGACGAGAAGGACAGCGTGTCGGCCGCCGAGGACATCTGGGGGGCAAAGGCGTCCAAGGACCGCACTCAACTCGGAAGGGTGATGTGGACCACGACCGCCCCTGTCTTACGGGATGAGATCCGAACGGCCAACGCACAGATTCGTGCCCTGGTGGGCCAACCAGCGGCGCTGCTCACCCAGGCGGGCAGGGATGAGATCGGCCAGCTTCGCGGTTCCGTCTCCAGGGCCAAGAACGAGTTGAAGCGGCTGGGGCATCAAGCCGGGTTGTCACCGGAGGTCATCACCCTGGAGATCGACGCTGGCCCGAAGTCCGAGGACGACTTCCTCGGTCTTGCCAAGCAGTGGGCTGACACCTGGGGTCTGACACTGGAGCAGTCCGCCGATCGGCTCCGCGACATGGGCTACGAGATCGAGTAGTGGCTGATCCCGTCACCCTAGACTCGTACAGGTCGAGCCAACAGGCGGGAACGGCATACAACCCAGAGCAGTTGCGGGTTCTGGAGTCGATGGGCGTGTCTGTCGAACCGGGCGTTCACGAACTGGCTTCGCAACAGTTGGCCGCGGTGGAGGGCTTCGCAGAGAAGGAGCGAAGTCGGGCGCAAAAGGCCAAGGAGACGATCAGGCAGGCCGAGTCGGACGCCAAGGCCCCCCTGGTTCCTACGGCAAGGATGGGGCTTGGTGCGGAGGGACTGCGCCGCCGAAAGGATCAAGAGAGGCAGAAGCAGCAAGCGAAGGTTGTGCTTGAGTCGCAGCTTCCAGATGTACAGAGGGCCACCCTGTACGGGGCGAGGAAGATGCTTTCCAATGCCATGCGGGAGAAGGCTTCCGCAAAGTCGTTCGGGGAGGTGCTCAACAACGTGGCGGAGTTGGCGCTGCACAACAAGAAGCACGGGCCTCCTCTCGGTGGCGAGAAGGCGGAGTGGAACTACCCGGAGTTGGACGAGTTCCTGGCCGAAGCCTATGTGCGACTGCCTCCGCTCAGGGAGGATCGTGGCGGCTTCCTGTCCAAGTATTACATGGCCCCCGGCTCCATCGAGCGGCAGAGGGGCAAGGACGAGACCACGATCGAGTGGTTGGCGAAGGGCATGGGGATCTTCTCCAGGGTCACGACGGAGACGATGGCGAAACTCGCCGGGGCCAAGGACACCGACGTGGTGTTGGCCTACGAAAACGCCAAAGGCCACGAGATGCCAGGCATCCGCTTCTCGGAGCAGGTGCCAGAGTTGGTCGAGGCCGTTGAGGACGCCCTGACCCCGAAGGCGATGGAGAAACCCCACCCGGAGGAACTTGCTGCGTGGCGCAGGCGTTACGAAGCAGGAGAGGTCCCAACGCCAGAGCCGCCAAGTCGTGTGATAAGCAGGCCCGTTTCCGATGAGGAGCGTGTTGAGATCAAGGAGAAGGCCCAGGCGTATGTCGCCCTTGGTGCGGAGATGCTGTTTGATCCGACTTGGTTTGTCGGCTTTGGCGAGGGTTCCAAGGCGATGCAAGCCACAAGACAGGTGGCGCGGGCACTGACCAAGGCCGGGTTGGACCCGAAACTCGTCCGAAGGATGGTGAAGGAGACCAAGAAGAACATGCGGGAGGCCCCGGAGCGAGAGACTGCGCTCAAGGAGGCCCACGACTTGTTCGATCTTGGCGTGGATGAGGTCAAGAAGGGCGAGTGGGAGCACGCCGACGAGGGCCTGAATTGGGCGGCCAGGAACGTCACGGAGGAGACGACCAGAGTTGTTCTGGAGGAGTCCAGAGACGCCCTGGCAAGGCTGTCCATCCACGACGCCAGAGACGAGATCGCCGGCATCCTTCGCAACCGCGTGGGTGATGCCCCGGCCGAGTACCTTATGAACAAGGTGGGGCCGTCCTTCGGAAAGGCTGGCATCGTGGGCGTTGCCCCATTCCGGGGGGAACCCATCGCGGAGATCGTGCCCCGGGAGGTGTTGCGCCAGGGCAAAGAGTGGGGTCAGCAGGCGGCGTGGTGGATGCGTCGGCAGTACAGGCGTGGTGCGGCGAAGGCGATGGGCAAGAAGATCGACGCCGACATTTTCCAGACGGCGGTGCGGCGCAAGCGCAACCGGATGATCTCGTCAGTGGCGCACAGTTACACCCGGTCCTTCTCGCACCTGATGGACAATCAGGCGGATTGGGCGGCCAACACGCTACTTGAGCGCGTTTACGGGCCGGCGATACGAGGCGAGTTGGAGCATCTGCCTCCGGGGGCGACCCGGGCGGCCAGAACGGCGCAGGCCGACGAGCGGGTGGAGTTGGCAACCTATCTTGCGGACGCCCTTGGGCTGTCCATCCCCGCAGCGAGAAGGACGGCAATCCTCCGCTTTGCAGAGCGCCTAGAGAAGTCCTCCGTGGCAGACAAGATGAACCGTATCGCCCCGGACCTTGAGGCGTTGGCGGACGGCAAGTGGCCTGACTACCTCAAGCAGTCATCCATCAAGGACCCCACCCTTGTCGTGCCAGATGTCGCCTTCAAGAATGAGGAGTTCCGCGGCATCGTGGACAAGTACCAGGGATTTCTGGACTCGGCGTTGCGGGAGACTGCCTATGTGGGGAGGGAGGTTGGGCGCAGATACAAGAAGGAGGTCCGAGAGGCGGCCGGCAGGACGTGGGCGGACTGGAACAAGAAGTTCCTAGAGACCGTTCCTGACGAGTTCAGGCAGGCGTGGGGGGAGAAGCGCACCAATGAAATCAGAGACCTGATCCGGTGGTCGGTCAACACCGAGGCCGCCCAACTCAAGGAGGCGTTGATGAACGGCATCGACATCGCTGAGAGGAAGGATTATTGGGTCTCGGTCCTGAACAACACGGAGGCGGTGCTCTCTGATGTGGGGTTCAAGCGAAGTTCCGCCGGCCGAGTGGACCCGGGCGGTCCGTCTCCGATGCAGCAGAAGAAGCTGACAATGGCGGAACAGATCGGGAGCCTGCTCTCCCCGGAGCGGGACATACTCAAGATGGCAGTTGCCAGCAGCGTCGCCCACAACCGGATGATCATGGAATCCCGCATGAACACGGAACTTGTCCGCAAGTTCGGTCGTCCCGTGGCAACCAAGGGCGAGGCGCAGCGCATGGGGGAGGTGCTGGTCGACTGGAGGCGCAAGGGCAAGGGCGGTAAGTGGGAACCCCAGACCTACGCCGTGCCTTCGTGGATGAAGGACAAGATGGACGAGGTGCTGGGCATCATAGACGGCACCAACCTCCCCGGTAGCGCCTTTACCCGCAAGGCCAACGCCTTCCTGCGGTCAGTCTACACGTCGCCCAATCCTGGCTTTCATATCCGCAACGAACTTTCGTCCACCATACTTTCGTATGTCCTGGGCAACGTAAGAGACCCGAGGCGTTATGCCCAGTCGTATCTCGCTGCGGCACTTCCCAGGACGGAACAGGGTTGGCAGGCCATAACCAAGCAGGCCCTAGACATCAAGGACCCCGCCCGGCGAAAGGTGGCGTTGTACTACGCCCGTAAGATGGAGGGCGCACTTCGCACTGTCGGCGGCTGGACCATCACGCAGAAGGGAACTGGTCGCAAGGCCACCCTCCAAGACATGGCGAATTGGGCGGCCGAGGACGGGGCGATCAACAAGGGTTGGTCAAGTGTTGACACCGCTGGGTCGATGCTTGAGGAGGTCGAAATGGCGACCCGCAGCCCACTGTCTCGATTCCTGCGACAGAACGCAGCTTCGGCTGGCTTGGGCACCGCCGGAGGGCTAGCCGGAGGACCGCCGGGCGCTGCCTTTGGAGCGGGGGTTGGGCAACTCATCGGTCCCGACACCGTGCTGATGAAGGTCGGAAAGGCGACAGGCGAGGTGGTGGAGAACCACCAACGGCTCACGGTTTACATGGACACATGGGCGAAGGGTGGCAGCAGGATACAGGCCAAGGAGGCCGCCGATTATGCCCACCACGTCTACCGCAGAATGACGCCAACGGATCAGTCCATTCGCGAGCAGGTTCTATTCTGGAACTGGATCCGAAACAACTTGCCCAAGATGGTCAAGCAGGTGGTCAAACGCCCTGGGCAGATGGTGGCGTTGGAAAAGGGGAAGCGTGCCATCGAGGCTGGATCAGCGGAGAACTGGAAGGGGGTTTTGGACGACGAGTTGCCCCGATACTACCGCCGGATGATGGGCGTAAAGACGCCAATGACGGGAAGGGGTGGGTCCAAGTTTGTGTTGGCTTTCGATGATCCAAGAAGGGACCTGAACCTGCTTGACGCCGACGTGGACGACTTGGGGGACAATCTTTTTGGGATGCTCACGCCTGTTTGGCAGATGACCTACAACGCCCTCCAGCACATGATGGGGGAGGATCTGTCTATATGGGGGCAGAGGGGTCGCAAGGTCCGAAGGCGTCCTGTAGAGCTTCCTCGGTGGCTCATGGCGGCCCCGAAGGCGGCCCGAAGGGCGATGGGTGCTCGACCGGCGAAGGACTGGATTGGTGCGGACTTGGTGGGTGATGACGTTGTTCCTGGGCGAGAGTACATCGACGCCAGGACCCTGCACATGATCAACGAACTTCCAATGTTCCTGCGGTTGAGCAAGCAGCCTGTGGAGTTCGATCTTACCGAGCAAGAGAAGGCGCAGATCGTTGAGAAGGTCGGTCCTCGGGCCCTTATGACGGCCAGTGACAAGGACCGGCTAGGGCGCAACGCCTATCTGTGGGGCGTCAGAATGTACGCCTTCGATCAGGCCAAGGAGAAGGAGGGCACCCTCATGCGCTTGCGCCAGAGGGCCCGTCAGGCAAAGCAGGGCGTGAACTTGCCCGTGGCGATGGAGCCCGTCCGTGAGATCCCGGAGTAATGTAGTAGAGTAGGACAGACAGGCCGCTCTCGGAGCGAAAGCCGGTACCCTCTTGGGCGCTGGGGGCGGCAAACCCGAAAGCCAAGAGGGCAAGGTAAGGGTTGATGGCGAATCCCCAGAGCAGGTTCCGCGTTCACAAGGGTCGGGTGATTGGTCCCGACATGGCGAACGTGTATTCCAACGCGGTCCAGACGGTGGCTACTCAGGGCCATGTGAACTTGGACAACTTCCCTTCGGTGAGGTCGGGCAGTTCTGCCGACACTCACGGTCACGTCTTGCAGGTTCTCGACATCAAGAACGATTCGGGTGCAGACGGGCGTGTGTACATCGGCGGTCAGTTCGTTGCCACGACGACGAACCCTGCCACGGGGGTGACGGAGAACGACTACCTCTGGGGCGCTGGTCAGTGGAACGACAGTACCGGCGGCGCAGACGACCTCACGGACGACTCCGTGCATGCCAAGGATGCGGCGGCCAACGACTTCCATCTCCTGCCGGCCGCCGGTGCCGCTGCCAATGACGGCTTCGTCGTCCACTCGACGCGTCAGTTTTCCTGCATCGTGGTCGCCATCGGCGCTACGCCGCAGGTCAACCACGTCAACACGGTTCAGACCTACACCTACTGGAACGGTTCGTCCTGGGCTGCGTTGCCGCTTCTGAATACGGCACCTTTGTACTCGGTGGCGAACACGGACTACTCGGTGATCTTCGGCAAGCCTCTGGATTGGGCCCTGACGACCACCACGGGCCCCGCCGAGGGCGTCCCTGCGGGTCGCTACGCCATTCGCTATCAGGCGACGAACACGGTCCCCGGCACGGTTGGCATCGCCTCCCGCTTGTTCGTGGGCGACGTGCTGCGCTACCCGGCGAGCTTGGTCCCCAACGGTGGGGCCCTTGTGGCGAACGACATTGGCTGGCCCATTTCGTCGCAGGACGAGGCTCCTTGGGCGGTGCTAGGCGTCTCCGCCGCTGCGTGGGAGATCGCCGTGGGCACGGAGCGGACGCCGTTCGCCGGCACGCTGGGGGCCTAGACCATGAGCATCCAAGTCATCAAGCCGGGAGCCTTCCGGTCTCACCTGTCGAGCCAGATCGCCTTCTTTGACGACTTCGTGTCGACCAACAACGACAGCGGCCGGTTGGGGGAGATGGGCTGGTATCGGAACGCCGTCAACGGGGCGGCCTCCAACGGTGGCGCCGTGGACGTTGCCGGAGGGACGTCCGTTCACGGACTCAAGATCATCTACTCCGCGGGATCTTCGGCGGACGCTACGGGCTGGTCGTTCAACAAGAAAACCATTGTGTCGCTGAACGCTGGCGCTCGTCTTGACGTTCGCATCGCACGGGGGACAAACACCGATACCCGCATGTGGATCGGAATTGCCGATGTCATCACGGCGGTGCCCGTCGTGGGCGCTGCGACCAAGATGGTTGGGTTTCGCTACGACACGGCGGTCGACCAGAACATTCGCGGCTTCACCAAGAACGGAGCGGGTGCTGAGACCCTGATCGACTGTGGTGCGTTCACTAGCGCCTTCGCCACATATTCCTTCGACATGCCCGACGCTTCGACGGTGCGGTTTTTCAAGGACGGCGTTCTGTTGGGGACATCGACCACCAACCTCCCGAGCGGGCCCTACAACTGTTTCTTCGGGATCCAGACGGACGCCGCTGCGGTCAAGAACTTCGTCATCGACTTCTTTGAGTTCAACATGCCCCTGGATCGAACATGACCCCCGAGGAGAAGGCAACGATCTTGGCCGCCCGAGACACATGCGAAATCTCGATCAAGGTTGGCAGCACCACCTACAAGGTGTCGCTCAACGACCTCTGCGTGCTGTTGCATGAGGTAGATGAGCCGTGGCTCGACGACCCTGGTTACACCCCTGATGAGTGAGGTGATCCAGATGCCTCCGCTTCGTGTGGAGGCGCTGGCTCCCAACCTCACATGGTCGGAGGTGTTGCGCGGCAGCGGGTACGACGACGTTGCCTCGTTGCCTGACGACGTGGCTGCGAACGTGGAGCGCATGGCGATCCAGATGTTCCAGCCTTTGCGTGACCAGTTGGGGTTCGGGTTGACGGTGCTTGCCGGTGGCGGCGTGCGTTCTCCTGCGATGAACCGGCGGGTGGGCGGGGCGCAGCCCAAGTACAAGGACGGCGTGATCGTCCCGGGCACGGGCAGCAAGCACATGCTGGGCTTGGCGTTGGATCTGCGGGCCTCGACGGAGCAACGCACTCTCCAGATTTTCGACTGCGCCAACGCCATGCAGGAGGACGGCCTCATTCCGAAGGGCGGTCTTGCGCTGTACTTGCGGAAAGACGGCGGGGTTCGCTTCTGCCACGTAGACTGCCGGGGGCGCAGGGCCAGGTGGAACGGCGGGGCTCGCAAACTGGCGCTCGCATGAGGGAAGTCCTCGCCGGGCTGGGCCTGCTCCTGCTGATGGGTGCCATGACGCACCTGTCTGCCGAGGCTGTCGTTGCCCAGAGTGAGCGCAACGAGGCGGTCGCCGCTGCGCTGCGTGCGGAGGCCGTGGCCACCGAGGCGGAGTGGGTGGCGCTACAGGTTGTCGACCGGCAGGACGCCATCTGCGCCTGCACCTACGACATCGAGCATGAACCCAGGTCTGGTGGGTTGAAGCTCGCCGCCGCCATCCACTGTAAGCGGTGCAGCATCCTGTCGGTGAACGGGCCCTCCAATGAGTGACCTGTAGCGGTGGAGGGGATCCTCCTTGAGACGCTTGGCACCGGGGGCCCTCTGGGCTGCTTCGCGTTGTACCTACTGGTCAGTCAGCGCAAGCTGCAAGAAAGGTCCGACAAGGCTATCGGAGAACTGCGGGATAGATATGACCGCGTCGTGGACAAGCAAGATCGGACGATAGAGTCACTCACGCTTGAAATCGGGACCAAGATAGACCGACTCATGGACAAGGTTGGCGTTCCGCAGCCTCCCCCGGCCCCGCCCTCTGGCAACACGATGATGATTGAACGTAAGGTTGCGGAAGCCGTCGAAGCCGCCCTGGAGGACAAGCAAGATGACTGACGCTATCAAGATGATCGCCTCGTCGGGCGCAATGGTGAGTGCGGCTGCGGCGATGGCGGTTGGCTTTGGCTGGTTGCCTTCGGCGTCGGACCTCAAGCGGGTCGAGGCGCAGGCTTCGCAGGTGTCGCAGATCAAGGT